TTGGAAAAACTTTGTGCCTGGTTTGCGGTACTGCTCGAGGTCGACATCTGCCAGCTGCTCTTTTTGCACCCGCTTCCAGTCGACAGAACCATTACGGCTGATCTCTTTAACGCGAACGCCGCATCCATAGGAATACGACCCCGCTGCACACTCAATCAGGCGCTGTTTTGCCTCTGACAGCTTCTGTGCGGCCTCGTCAGCGGCTTTTTTCGCTTCCCGGTAGGCCTCAGCCGCCTCGCGCCAATCCTCGTCGTCACGAGCTTCCACAGTCGGCCAGAACTCTGCCCATGCTTGCTTGATCTCGCCCCAGGCCTCGGCGTCCGGCTCGACCATGTATCCGATATACGGCTGATCGCTCTCCGGTTCGCCGCTCCAGACCAGAAAAAAGCACTCGCGAGCACCGGTCACCATCAACTGATGCTGGACTTGCATGTAGTCGTGTCGATCAATGTCGCCAGACGCCACAGTTTTCCAGCGATCCGACTCGCGCCCCTTGACTGGCGACTTGATCTCTAGCAGCTGCTCGCCGTCCATGCTGATGCCGTCAACGCTGGCGCCAAAGCCTTCCCACTCGAAACACGCGGGCTGGTACAGCTCGCCGGTTGCTTCTTCGTAAGCCTGTCGTGCAATGGGTTCCTCGTCGTGGCCTCGCTGCATCGCCGCCGTGGTGTACGTGTTATCCGTGCCGCGCTTGGCGGCACGAATCTGCTCAGGCGACTGGAACGGGCTGATACCCATAACCGCCGCCGTTTCGCTGGCCATGGCGCGCTTACGGCGCCATTCAAGCCAGGCTTGGGTTCCTTGCTCAAAGTCAACGCGGTTCATTTCGCTTCCTCCCGCTTCTTCTCCAGTGTCTTGATGATCCCGTCGTATTGAGCGGCCGGCAGACGCTCCGGCTTCTTGACGCCGAAGTAAGTGCAAATCTCGTTGATCGGCTTACCGACCTCCTCGGCCAGCGCTTTGATGTTGGCCGCCTGATCCGCCGTCACCGATTGGCTGGCAGCGTTGCCGTCGTCATCTTCCGGAGCAATCCCGCATGCAGCCATCAGCGAGTATCGACGTGCATAGGTCAGCGCCGACCCATATCCTTGTGGATCATGCTTAGGAGCCGGCACGTGCAGCGTACCTGCAGACATGGTTTCTCCTGACTCGTGTACGAACAGGGTCTCAACGTTGACGCCGCCGTGGCTTTCGTGAGTACGTTGCACCAGACCGATGCCATGCTCGTTGAGAGCATCCATGACAGCCTCAACGCATCCCGCGAGGTCAACGTATCGGCTTTTGAAGTGTGGGTTGGTTGCTGTCTTGAGCGCCGGGGCAAAATGCCGCTGCGCCTTGACGAAAGCGGCCGCAATCTTCGGCCGGTTCGCCATCTCGTCGAATGGATTGGTCATGTTGAGCTCCCCTTTGCTTCCTTTGGACTCGTGTCCAGAATAACATCACGGGGCCGGATGTAAACCCCTGTTTGCCGATATTGAACTGACGGGACAGAATCCGCCCATGGATAAGTGGTCGGTCGGAATGTGGAACGGATACGTCGTCAGCGGCAAAACCCGCGACGAGCGGCGTGCTCGCCTTGAGCAAGTACCCGACGAGTACAAGCAGTCGGTCATCAATCACGTCGAGACCGTGTTTGCGATCCGCAGGAACGCTAAGCGAAATGGTCGAGCTAATCGTCGCTAAAGGTTCGTTGGTCCCGGCTGATGACCGGGCCCGCGCAGAGCTGCGCAAGATGAAGCTGGGCGTTGGCGAACTCGTGACTGCCAAAATAAAACAACCGAGGAATGCTCGGTTCTTTCGCCTGGCGCATAAGCTAGGCGCTTTGGTGCGGCAGAATGTAGAAGCCTTCGAGTATCTTAGCGATCACGAAGCGATCAAGCGGCTGCAGTACGAAACCGGCGTCGAGTGCAAGATGATGCAGATGCGCGTGCCTGGGGCCGGGCTGGTGGACGTGCGTATCCCGAACAGCTTACGGTTCGAGGAGATGGACGAGTCGAGGTTCCACGATCTCATGACGGCGATCTGCCGGCACCTGTCCGCCGAGTACTGGCCAGACTGCACACCCGAACAAATCGAGCGCATGGCCGAGGCGATGATCGATGAAACGTAAAGAACGTGATCGGCGCTTGGAGCGCCTGTTCGAGCTTGGCTGCATCGTCTGTCTGAACCAGGGGCGCGGATGGGTTCCACCCGAGATTCACCATCTAAAGGGCAATCCGTGGTCAGCGATGGGGAAACGCGCGAGCGATGCGCACACGATCCCGCTGTGCCCTGGTCATCACCGATACGGGGGTCACGGTGAGGTTGGGTTCCACCAGTCTCCGGCAGAATGGCGCGAGCGGTACGGATCTCAAGCCGACCTTTTTGTTCAAGTGGAGGAAATCATTGATTAGCTTCAAGGTGCCGGTCCCGCCGGTGGCAAAGGCCCGTCCGCGTGTGACCATCCGCGGGGGATTCGCTCGTGCATACACGCCAAAAAAGACAGCGCAGTTCGAGCAGATCGTTGCCGACTGTTGCCCAGTTGTTGAGCCAATCACGACGCCATGCCATTTGTCCGTAACGTTTGACCTGCCGATCCCGAAGTCGTGGCCCAAGGCGAAGCAGCGGGCCGCCGAGTCCGGCGAGCTTAAGCCCATCAGCCGCCCAGACATCGACAACTACTTGAAGGCCGTGTTGGACGCACTCAACGGCGTGGCATACGCGGATGACTCACAGGTTATATCGGTCACTGCCATCAAGGCATACAGCACCGATCCATCAATTCATATCGTAATCGACGGCTAGGGCTTTACCTTTCCCTTTATTCGGTGTAACGTCTCCACCGCTGCGTTCTACGTGGCGGAGATGCGGGGGCGGCTAACTTGCGTTTGGCCACGCAAGGACAGCCTCACACCTGTCCGAGGTTGCCGCACTCTTTTTTTCGGGGACAGGTTTGGACAGGTGGGAAATGTACTATTATCAACATCATATAGGCGACTTCAAACGCGACACGGAGATGCTTACAGACCATCAGTCGATGGCATACCTCCGGCTGCTGTGGATTTACTACGACACTGAGAAGCCGCTTCCAGACGATCCCGAGCGGCTGGCGTTCCTCGTGCGCAGCGACGAAAAAACGGTGTCGCTCATCCTAGACCATTTCTTCTACTTTGACTCCGGCCAGTGGCGGCACACGCGGTGCGATGACGAAATCAGCCGCTTCCAAGAGCGAAGCGCCAAAGCGTCGCAAGCGGCCAAGTCTCGCTGGGGCAATGCCGACGCTATGCAAGCGCAATGCGAACGCAATGCGAACGCATCCGTGGAACATGCGAACGCATCGATTTCAGATGCCAACCAAGAACCAACAACCAGTAACCAGGAACCAATAGATACTAATGGTAGGGAGAAGGGCGCAAAGCGCTTTACCCCACCCACGAAAGAACAGGTCGAGGAGTACTGCAAAGAGCGCGGTTGTAGCATTGATCCGCAGCGGTTTGTCGACTTCTACGCCGCCAAGGGCTGGATGATTGGCAAGAACCGGATGAAAGATTGGAAGGCTGCGGTCAGAACGTGGGAGAGTAAACAGCCCAAGCAGGAAGCGCCGCGCAAGAGGAAGATGCTATGACAGAGATAGAACAAGCGCTAATCGTTGCGGCCGTTCTGGATAACGACGCGGCTATGACGGTCAACATCGGGCCCGAGCACTTCAGCAACCCAGCGGGCGCCGCCATATGGGATCAGATCGTCAAAAACCTGACGATGGGTAAAGCGGCGGACGGCGTGACGCTGCAGTCGGACTTGGTCGATCACCAGCACGTCCAGGCATTTGCAAGCGCCATGACCGTCACGGCGAGCCCTGCAAACATTCAGCATTACGCCGGCAAGGTTCGGGACGACCATCGGCGCCGGCAGATCAAGGAAGCCGCTACCCGAGCCATCGAAGATGACAGCCAGTCTCCCGATCAAATGGCAGCGACGCTGATGACGACGCTGCTAGAGTCAGACAACCCAGACCGAAAGTCGGACTATTCTGCGCGTGACCTGATGGCGAAAACCATCGAGCGAGTCGACTCCGCAGCGACTGGCCAGGCACTGGGGCAGCGTACCGGTTGGCGTTCTATCGACCAGAAGCTAGGCGGCTGGCACAAAGGTGACTTGACGATCGTTGCAGGGCGGCCTGGCATGGGCAAGTCCGTGTTTGGCATGAACGCTGCGGAACAAGCGGCAAGGCTCGGCGCTAAGGTGGGCTTCGTGAGCACAGAGATGGACGCTGTCAGCCTTGGAATGCGGCTGGCGGCATCAAGCGCGGGGCTATCCATCACCGATTTGCGTCGGGGCCAGATTGATCAAGAAGGCTGGTCGCGTTTGGCCAAGGCTTCGAGCGACATCGCGAATCTGCCGTTGCGCGTTCTGGAGGCGTCAGGATGGTCCATGGCGCAGATTGTCCGGCAGTGCCACGCTTGGAAACGCTACGGGCTTGATCTAGTCGTGATCGATTACCTGCAGCGCACAAGACCGGACCTTAAGAGCGATCGGCAGGACTTGATGGTCGGCCGTATGGCGCAGGACTGCAAAACCATGGCAACCCAGCTGGAAATCCCGGTGCTGTTGTTGTCGCAGTTGTCCCGAGGCTTGGAAAGCCGTCAAGACAAACGACCGCAGCTCAGCGACCTGCGCGAGAGCGGGCAGATCGAACAGGAAGCGGACAACGTGATCATGCTTTACCGAGATGCCGTGTATGATGAAAGCGCTGACGAGGAGGCTGGCGAGATACTGGTCGAAAAGCAGCGCCAAGGGCCGATCGGGGCTATCGATATGCGCTGGGATGGAGCGCATGCCAAGTGGTCTGATGTAGACTAGGAGTCCATGATGCACCACCTAGAAATAGAAGCGCAGGAAAAAGAGCTTGCTATAAACGGCAAGCCGGCCAGCGTCGACGAGATGCACGCCGAATACCAGCGGGAACGCCGAAAGGCGGCAAGGGCTGAGGCGGAAATGGCCCTTTTGCGGAAGCGCACTAACATATCCGATGAGGCCCACCGAAGGATCGCCGAAGATGCGCGTGCGGATTCAAAGCGGCTCAATGAGCATGTCGCAGACGATTACAACCGGTGGACATACGATGCCAATCGCCGAGGGTCAGATTTCGATTGCGGGGACAACGTGAAC